CTAAAGAATAGTTGACACAATGGACAACTTCTTTAGTAATAGTGGAGAGAGGTATAAGAGAAACAAATTGTTTTTCCGATATTTTCCTTAGCTTTAAAAGTCTCAATTCCTTTCTGAATTGAAAAATAAAGTTAGGATCGGAAACAGCTGTTTCCCATTCTACCTTCTCGGCTCCCTTTCTTAACTTAAGAGAAAGGGCCAATTTACTTGGTAAAGAATATAAATTTCCTCCTAACGGACGGACTTTCGACTTGCTGTAGAGTTTTGCTCTATAAACCGCGAAATCACATCTGTTGAGTTCTTCTTTTATATTTTTTATATTTAATCCACCATACTCGTGACTTATATCGAGCGATTCGGGAGTCCCCTTAAGAAGTTCTTGATTATATTTCACTATCATTTTGATAGGGAAATTGTTCTCAAGAGCCGACTTACAGGTCAGTCCAGATTCATCTCTGATTAAAAGCTTATATTTACCAACCTTTTGTTGAACAAGTTCAACTCCGTTGTTAATAAAAAGCTTTGAATCAATTGATACAAAGTCTTCTGATAAATAGTTCTTACCTATTGAAAGAGACAAACCGCAAATAGCGGCATTCTCCTTCCAAAGGGAAAACTCTTCGTCAGTAACTGAGGCGGCAATGTCATCACCATGGAATAGAGCATTTACAGAGGAAAGCGATTTCTTCTGGGCTCTACACATGGTAAATGCATTCACTAGACAGAGGATAGGAAATGAAAGGAGAGATCCCATCAATTGTCCATTTTCCTGTATAACGGGCGGTAGTCCGGTATATGGAGGATAATGAACAAGGTGAGAACCTCCTTCATATTCTATCCACTGTTGCAATAAGGGCATATCAGAAAATGCATCCTTTATCTCAGAGATTACAGCTTGGCTAATGTTGAAGTTTAATTCATCAGTAGCAGCAGTGTAATCACCAGATAAAAGTTTCTTCCCAGGTTGGAGAAGGTGATTAAGATTATAATCACTCGTCCAACACGGTTCGAAGCAAGGATACATTTTGAGGCCATTAAACATTGCTTTTTGTAATGGTTTCAACACAAAAGCGTCCTTTTCGGGACGTGTTATCATCCGAACCTTAAGAGGTTCGGGGATAGCATAGGTTGAAACACATGACAAACGCTCCGGAGGAGATCCATACTGTAGGTATAGATCTGAGTTCGGAATGCTCTGTATAATGGTGTCCTTACAACTCATTGAATTGCGTTTTTGTTCATAGCGGACAATGGAATCATCTACAATATTGTCTAGTGACTGATTATAGTCACAAAACATATTAGAGGATAATTTCCACTCACCCTGAGCGCGAACACCCTGCAAATTTTGGTTAAAGATAAATTCATACCTGCTGAAAGATATGTCCTTCGATAGTTTGTTCTCTCTTCCCATACGGAAAGTAGGTGACAAACGTCGATT